TTACCAGTTGAGTTGGTCCACAATATCTTGTGGTAAATAGTCATTTCCATATAAACAAGTGGCTATATAAACTCTATTGCCATCTTCACTTTGTGCCAATTCTTCACCGGCTTTCTTTTCTAATGGAAACTTGGGCTGATACGCAATATAAACTTCTGCTTCGGGGTTCATTCCTTGTAATTCAATGATTAATTCTTCTACTGTCATAACGTTGTTTATTTTATTATTATACAGCTAAGATAACACTATAAGTACGGACATCGCAGCATTTATTCCTTTATTATCAACAAGTTAGATTTGTTTAGCTGAAGATAAAAAAGGATACAGAAAGCCCCGAATCTCACGACTCAGGGCATTCCTTTTTCTCCATAACTAAATATGAAGAAACTCTTATTTGACAAATGTATCATTTATTTCCGATTTTCACGATCTCACTATACTTAATCTTCGATCGTGGATTAAAGTTTATTACTTCCTGACGGAAACCAACCACCTTCCAACGCCACCACAAAAATTTATGTTTATAAATGGCATGAACGATTTGTGTAATACTATCCCGGCTTTCAATCAGCATTAAACTGTCATTGATGCAGGCATCCACTCTCAGCCACTTATCCAAATAATGAAAACACCCAATTGTATCAATCTTATATATAAGACTATCTTTGGTTTCTATCGTCGTATTAGCAATATACTCTACATCCTTTGGTCGCAGCTTTAGTTCTTTGATAAGTTTGGCATCTTCTGTCCGGTACTTTTTCAGTTCATCGACAGTCAATCGAAGGCTACTTACTGAAGCAACATTCAAACTATCACGCACTTTGTACTGCTTGACAGTGTCCATAAGTGTTTCCACGTTCGCAGACTGTCGGTCACGTTCTGCTCGCAACTTCCGGTTCTGCTGAACCAAGGCACCAACTCCTCCAAACAGTACAATAAATACTATTGCAATAATCAGATACTTTTTCATGATGTACCACTTTTCAAATACTCCATAATCCCGTCAATATGAATTTGTGCTACCGTCTTCTTACCGACTGAAGACAAAAGATACTCTACATCCTCTTTGTTGTCTTGGAAAAAGTTCTCTGTCAGCACTGCCGGACAATTAGTGTCTCGGCACATGGCAAGGTTTTGTGCCCAGTACATAAAATTTGGTGTCTGTTTACGAATGGCAACTCCTTGAGATGATGCTGCATTGCCTAAGCATGTAGCCAGACGTTTACTGTTTTCCGAAGCATTATTACTCACAAAAACACTCCACCCCTTTGCTCCCATCCAAGCGACACCACTGCCGGCTGCGTTGCAATGAATAGAAACAAGAATCGCCTTCTTACCTGTCTCTTTATAGATTTCATTAGCTCGCCGACATCGTTCAGATAAAGAAACATCTATATTCTCCCTAACAATGCGCTCTACATCAACTCCCAACCTACGCAATCCCATTACCACCATGTCGGCAATCTCTCGTGTATATGCCCACTCCTTTAGCCGTTTATCCGGAGAGCACTTGCCCGGCGTATTCTCTCCGTGACCGTTATCAATCAATACTTTCATTTCTGTTCCTCCTTATTTAATAATTTATTCTGCAAGTGGTTAAACTTGCCATTTATATATATGCCAACGCCAAAGATAGACCCAGCATAAATCAGACATTGTGCGAATATCCATAGAACACTGTCGTGTATTTCCCCTACCGGATCAGCCAGAAAACCGGCAATTGCTAACCCTGTACCCACCATCAGCATACCCACTGCACTAAATAGTTGTAGATTTTCTTTTGATTCTTTTTTCATCACTCATTGAATTATATACCAAATTTATACCTAAAATGATATTACTGAAAGGACGTAACTCTCCCTTTGACATTGAACAGATCAGAAGCATCAGCTTCAAACATCATGGTCCATCCGATAGACTTTAGCTCTTTGGCCACGAACGGGATGATATCCAGGCTCTTTATGTTCGATCGATTTAGCCAGGATATCTTCCCACTTTCTGCATCAAACAGAAGATGGGCACGCAGAGTGTTCAGGTATTCAAGGCAAGTGTCTGAAGCAATGGCTTCCTCGACAAGATCCGAGGAGTCTGATAGTTTCATTGCGATTGTGGCCGCCAGCTTCTGGGTATCTTCGATTGAGTTCCTGTTGTCACTCCTTGAAGAAAGCTCACCATAATCAATAAAAAGATAAGTTCCTACCAGATTATCAATGCGGGCTTTGACCGACTCAAAAGACTGTCCAAAAACATACGACTGAATTGTAGGGATCAGCGGATCCGGCATAGCTAAAATGGTTTCTTGCAATTCGGCATATTGCGCATGTGAACTACTACCATTGTTAAAGATGGAAAGCACGCCCTCTCTTGAGGGATACTTTGCGAAGTAAGAGAATAAATCAAGTATCATAATATTTGGTTAATGATATGGAGTGGTAAGCCTGTTTCCTTCTCAATGTCCATCTTTTCCATTTTCATTGCACTCATGCTCCGAACGGTTTCAATGATCTTCTTCCGGAGAATAGTCAGGTACTTGATGACGTTCATCTGCTCGATGGCTGTAATGTCACCAAGTCCATCATTACTCAAGTTATACAGTGACTCCAGTGCACCTGTGCTAATAGCGCTGCATTTACCTTCTTTCGCTGCAGTCAGTAACCGAAAGTCCGTTTGAGTAAACAGGTAGTTGTTGAAAGCCTGGAAATTGAAGGCAATGGCCTGTAATTCGTCCTCTGGAAGTTTTGCGAATACTGTAGCCAACCGGTGAGCTCCTTCTGAAGTGTATGTACCTGGATAATACAGGATCGCTGCTAATAGTGGAAGCATGTCTACAGACTTACCTATCAGGGCACGGGCCTCGATGTATTGCAATGCCGTTAACGAGCAGGTCAGGACATTGAAATTGGTATCGATGGAATATGCTGAATAAATATCGTCATCAATAACTACTGCCGGAACCAGCTGCTTGCAAAAGCAACAATCAAAGGCAAATTTATAGTCCAAGCGTGAGAGATAGCGTGCGATGGGGAGACAAGTTAGTCTTTCCGGAGGAGTCTTTTTGCAAAGTTTTCTGGTTTCAGGATCCATTTCGCTTAAAGCCATATCGTTGTCCGGATACATAATGACAAATGGAAAGGTAACCTGTTCTGCCAGGAAAGCCAGGTTCTGGAATGATTCTTCTCCCCGGATCTTCTTTGGCTTCCACCCCATAACATTACACACGTAGTTTACTCTCACCATGGCCGGTGAAAGTTCTCCCTTCACCATGCGATTAAAGTCACGGATCAGACTAATGAATAAATAACTATTTAGTTGGTCCCAGGAATTGGGAATATAATACGTATTCCCATGAACCATAAACTCTATTTTGTCTTTCATGGCATCATTATGATTTTGTCGTCCGGAGTATTAAATGATGTTTCTGTATCTACTATACCGGAATCGTTGTTAGACAACATAAGATCGATGTTCTTGAGTAGTGATTGAGCTTCGCCAGTTAGCTGTTCAGCAAGTGCCAACATACGTTCCTGTTCATCCTTTCCGGATCGAGTGGTTTTAGAGTCATCGAAGAGATTACGAATGGTAGATGGAAACTCAAGAATATCCAATCGACGCAAGGCAAGAGCAATCGTACTTTTTGCAAGAGCATGCAGTAGTAAATCCTTCATCTCCTGATTATCAACGACACGTTCAAAGTAACTGGTCATTCCTTCATCCAACACTTCTTTCTGAAGTGGAATAATCCGGAAGAAAAAGAGATAAGAAAGGTCAATCGAATATAGGAAATCAAAGTCCTCTGCAGTCTGAATCCGAAGAGAGGAAAGCAGTTTGCAGTAACGGGAATTCTTCCATTCTTCCAGACTGTCCTCCTTATTGAGTAACTGGATCAGCGTATCCATACCACTGAAGTAGTTCTCAATATAGGACCGACGCATGGCTTCCATCTCATACTTGTAGATGTCAACATCGGATTTTCGTTGTTTGACAACATCAAACACTAACTGTTTGGCAAGTGTTAAGTTGGCCATTGCAGTCAGCAAAGCATCATGTATTTCTCCATCCCTCTTGAGAACTATGTCATAGATTTCTTTAGAAAGTATAATGCATATCTGCTTCCGGGTAGAAGATGCCGAACTATTGAGGTCTTTAAACTCAATGTTTGTTTCCGAATAGGGTGCATAATGGCGGAACTCAGTCAGGTTTTTAAATAGCTCTTCTAAAATGATCATGATTCTTGCTGGTTTAATCGTTCGTTTGGTTTAACATCTTCTTGACGACTTGGAATTTCCCGATAAAATCCAAGTCTATAACCTTGCTTATACAGTGCCGGGAAGTTGATTTGAATAGCCCAATTAAAAGGTTCACAGCAGATTTCTTCGTCTGGAGTAAGGGACATCAGGTAGATCAGATAGTTGTAATAAGCGTCGGATCCGGACTTGGATATCACGCCATCTTTTCCAACGCTGGAGATAGAGGAGTCGAGTCCAACACTTGATAACAACACTTCATCAGCACGCTTATCATAAGAGATCAACGATTCGATGTATTCTTTGTATTTCAGGTCTACTGTTTCAATTTTCCAGCGTTCTTCTTCGGTACCACCGCTTTTAAAGCTGATTGTTGCATAAGCCTTCCCCTGGTTATCAGCACCGGAGAGATATTGTGAAATCTTGCGGAGCTCGGACTGGATATACTTGATCAGCGTGGACTCTTTGAACTCGGTACCTATATCAATGCCATTAAACACATATAGCTTCACTCCGTCTTTATCCCGTTTCTTGTTCTCATCGCAGAGCTTCTGTATCTGAGTGCGCTTAGCGTTTATCCAGGCATTAGGGATGATGATGTGTATTTTGGCTGCCAGGCTATTACGTAAAAAGGAGTTAATATACCGGGCTGTCGCATTAGAACCTCTGATATATTCCTTAGTACCTTCATGCGTTTCATTGACACCATAGAACTCATCGACTGACTTCTCCCGGTGATGTGAGATAGCAGCATACTTATAGTTAGCCACATCAGCCAGATTAAATTTCGGGTAAATCTTGAAATTAGATATCCCATAGTTCCAGCGTCCAACAGCGATAAAGCGGAAATCACGGTAATACACCAGGTCGGTAGCGACATCCTTTTTTGTTGTGGCCAGCCTACAATGTCTATTCTCCATTGTCTCAATACCGGCAACAGGCAGTGCCCCCAAGTTCCGACCTACGGAGAATCGCCATTTTACAAAGTAGTCACGAAAATAATAAAAGTCTTTAATTAGAGCTTTAGCTACCTCTTTATAATCGCTTTCAAGTCCACGGTCTTTCCAACTATCCAACCAATTCATGATCTCCGGGCACTCAACCCATTCACGCTTAAACTTGCCATCGGCAAACACAGTCTGATACACTGCCGGTCCCTTTCCGTACAGCATATTGGCCTGTTTAGTGATAAGCCGAGGTAGCAGACGATTCTTCTTGAGATCAGCTGCCACCTCCTCACACTTCATGTTGTTATAGCCACGGCTACACACTTGATAGCCATTAATAGATTGCCACTGCATATCCGGTAATGGATTGTAGTCTCCTACAGAGAAACCCGGATCATCCATACCGGTTCGGGGGTTGTCCCCAACCTGAAATGATATCACATTACTTTCATCGATGTAGCAACCATAGTCACCTAACATCTTTACATCACTCATAACCAGTCGATTTTATGTAGTTTAAAATTGTCCTGTGGAAAGCCCATATATCGGATCAGGATCCTGTAACACATCTTTGGCTCTCCATCACCATCAGTGAAGAGGAATAGGTTCTCTCCATCGATACTAAACCTTTCATGTGGTAACTGAGTCCGAAACTTACATCCCTCCCGGATCACCAGTTTGGCAGATGCTTCACCTTTCTGCCTCGAGTAAGAGAAGAAAGCAATCGTGAAGCATCCATCAGGCAGCTTCGATATCTCTTTAGCCCATTGCAGTGCATGCGGTCCTGTCATTGTCGTTTCCATGCTCGAAAATACCTGTTTCTGAACCTCCCAGAAAGGACCGGCAGGATGTCACCCTCATATTTCCAGCCAAAGGTCGAAGGCTGCACCTCACATCGGATTATCAGCGGGGCGTGGAGATAGGGAGCTGACGAAAAAAAAGAAATAAACTTTTGAAACGTGATAAGATTCATTTTCAATAAGTTAGTATCTTTTTCAATGTCAAACAGGACAATTATTATAGATAATACAAAGTTTTTCATGTGTACCGAACTTATTATATAGAGAAATTATCAGGTAAATCAGTCGGAATTGAGGATAATTCAGCCTGAACACGGTCGCCGTAACGTCCAAAAAGCAAGTAAATAAGTGCACTTGGTATCTGTGTTGTGAGGCCCGCTTGAAGTTTAAGCGGTACTTTTACCTCAGAAGTTTTATCCAACTCAATACGGCCATCTGTTTTTTTGAGCGGCGACAGCATGATGGCACTACAAAGGTTCTTGCATTCGTTTTCGTCAATAAGGATGCGGGGCAATGCGTTACTGCGATTGCCAAAGATAAGAAGCAAGAGCTTGAACTGTTGCCAGTGGTAGACAGTTGCCTGACCTTCGTTCATCAGCTCGACAGTAAAGCCGTAAGACTCCAGCTCTCTCTTGAGAATGCGGGAGTCGGTGGTTATCTTTTCCAGATCTTCTTTCTTCTTGTTACCGGCACGGTCAGGATAGAGAATGATGTGTTTATTGACAGCATCCTGACCGAAGAACTCGTAGAACTGCCGGGCAAGTTCCGGTTGTTCGTCCGGATAATAACAGAAGAACTCCTTCAGTATCCTGAGTTCCGAACCGTAGTCTTTCTCCTGACCAACGGTCAGACTGGAGAAATGTCCGGGATCATAACCGACGAGTAGCTCGTCGCGCTTATTATAGTGCTTCAGGTAACGTGCCGTTAAGATGAAGTGATCCCGGAGGTCAAGTTTCAGGATGGACTCATAAATGTAGCTATCGGCAAACTGATGCAGGTCCTTCCTGAAATTAGCAAAAAACTTGTTTACAACTTCCTTGTGGCGAATAGCACAAATGGAAGTCAGAAACTCGTCAATATCAAGGGTTTCAATCTGAGTCTTGAAGAATTTAGGCCCTAATATATCTTTGTTACAGAATGAACTGGCCCGCACGTACAAGGTAGCGTTACGACGCATATCAGCGAGACGAGGTTTCCAAAGTGCGAGTGTACGTTCTACTTTTTGAAGCTCGAGGCGGATGGCTTCAAGAATAACCGGATTAGTAGTTTGTTTTTGTTGAGCAAACAGCTTGTAACGCTTGTACATAGCTGCATTAACGTGAAGGGAAACTGTAGCTATTTCCTCAAGAAGTGCTTGGTCGATATTGTTTTCATACTCTTCGAACCAGTCATCTTCGCCAAGATCCACACGAGCTGTATCGGAAACACCGGTTACACCCTGATAGTATTGCGACATACGAATCTCAGCAGAAGATCCACGAAGTGACGGAAAGAGTCGAGTCTTCAGTTTCTCACCTTTGTTGTGCTTCATCTCTTCAATAAAGGCATGTACACCGGAGCGACCGGCAACAGATTCCGGTTGGTCGGAACTCACCATCTGCAAATGATGACCATCGCGAAACAGGATGCTGTGTTTCGGGTACGCAATGGGATAGCGTGGATGGCGGAAGTGAGAGGGTATCTTAGCCTCTCCAACAACATAGTCTATCCCGTACTCCAACATCGGACGAACACGTCCGGCAACAGTTACCGGCCGAGAAAAATATGCCTGAATATTAGGCCAGACGTTTGTCATCAGAGCAATATATGTTTTGTGCACCAGAAAAGAAAGTTCTCCAGGCATGTCATTGGCAACCCGGATAATACGTGGTCCCATAACTCCTTCAGTCTTACCAACTGCACGGGCACCTTCAACAAATATATTGTTAGGATCCAGCACATTCACCTGAATCTGCATGGAGTTCATGTAGTAACGTTCGAACTCAACTGTAGCATCGAAGGTATTATCGCTACAAGAAAGGCTGTCCCGGGATTGAGAATAAAGTTCTATCGACATAGTTATTCTTCATTGACTTCAGTAAACTCAGCCTCCTGGATATCAGCATCACGCAGGAGACGTTTTTTCTCTTCCTTCTCGATCGGAAGTTTATCAATCAGATTCAAATAGAATCCTTCGTTGTGTTTTGATGCAATTTCTTTCAAAGACTTCTTAGAATATCCAAGTTCTTCAGGAGTGATCTCCGGAGAAATAAGGAAGACAACACCAAGATCACGATCGGCTTCAGCAATCTCCGATGCCCGGCGACGACACTCGGCAGCAGCATCGTAGCACTGTTTCTGAGTTTTATAGTCACCACGGACAGCGGAGAGTTTAGCCAGGTCCTCATATTTATCCGCATAGTTTGACTCCCATACTTTGATAGATACATTATTATCAATCGAAAAGTAGTTGATGGCAGCATATATACGTGCTTTACAGGTACGTTCATCAAGATTAAGGTGCTGTAAGGCATTAATACGCTGCTTTAGTAATTTAGCAGCACGGGTAATGTTCCGTTCGTATTCGTATATTTCAGCAGCCCACTGCAGCTGCTTGAGGAAGAGTTGCACATCAGCTGGTATGCCATCGCTCTTCCCGGAAACCAGGAAGGCAGATATCATGTCCGGATGTATCTTATCAAGTATATCAAGTTGTGTCATACGCCGAATAAATTCTTTCGAAGTTCAAGTTCTATACGTTCATTCTTGCGGGTTTCCAAAGCGGTAATAGCATCAATCTCGCCAGCTTCAGCACGTTTTGCCAACTCTGCATCAATATTATACTCACCCAAAGCACGCCCATTGCTGTAGGCATCGTTGTAAACATCACCAGGAAGACCGATACGAATGGTAAGAGCAATTTTCTCTTTACCTCGTAAGCCAAGAAGGTTACAGATACGTTCTGCAGAATATCCAAGTGCGCCAAATGTGCGCACTTGAGATACATATTCATCACCAATTAGAACGACCTTGTCTACGTCAGAAGTCGGTGTCAGTTCATTTTTCATTGAGCCTATATTCGATATCATTTATAAATTTATAAATCTGATAGATCACTTGAGGAACCATCGCATTACCATAAGCCTTTATGGATTCTGTTCTCCATCGATTAAAGGCTGAGCTTCTGCTTGTATAGCTGCTTCCTTTAAAAATGGGCTCGAAATCCAACCTGTCGGAAATCCCATCATCTCTTCCACAAATAGGGGATTGAGTTGGGAAGTTCTCCCAGAACCGAAATCCGCATGAACTTCGCTCCTCAAGCTCGAACGTTGGAAAGCTCTTTGTCTTCTGGTAGACCCACCTTTCCAGTCTGTTGCTGTCGGAGTGCACATCAGCCTGAATATCCTGCCGAGCCCTACACTGCCGTTCTGACCGTTCTGATTGATTTTCCGTGGTACTCCATTCTTTGTTAAAATGAATCGATCGTTGCGTCCAATCACTGCGCCAATCGAACTGTCCGCTGCTTGTGGAGTTGGAAGCATTTCGAATATTTTCTCCGGAAGTCCTTGCTGTCTGCTGTTGGGTCCTCTTCGTTTGAAGTCGGACGCCGTTACGGTGGGCAATAAACCACACCCGGTCTCTTCGATGGGGCGCACCGACGGCACAAGCCGGAATAAGGACCGGTTGGACGGTATATCCTTCTTCTTCAAGATCCCGGCAGATGGTTTCAACGACAAATTCCTGTTCGAACGAGATCTCCTCGTTACTCTCCGACTGTACAGTTGCCGATGTTTCCACATCAATCTTCTCGCCGGGCTGTACCATTGAGATGATTCCAGCAACATTTTCACCAACAATCCAACAGGGTTGGATTTCTCGAATGGCACGTTTAAATTCAGGCCAGAGATAACGGTTATCTTCCGCTCCTTTTCTTCGTCCGGCAACACTGAAGGGTTGACAAGGGAATCCTCCGGTAAGCACATCGATTTTTCCTCGCCATTTTCTAAAATCTGTTTTTGTGATATCTTCATAACTTTCTGATTTATTGAACCAATATTTAAGAACCTGTTGGCAAAAGGGATTTATTTCACAATGAAATGAATTATCCCAACCTAACCAATATGCAGCTAATTCAGGAGCACCAATCCCGCTAAAAAGAGTTGCGTGTTTCATTCCCTGCATATTAATTTTAAAGTGTCCTCAATACTCAATAAATTATTGTCACGAATTACCCGGACAGGCTGTTCCGGGAACATAGACCGGTACCTATGAACTGTGCCTGAAACATAGCGAGGATCTATTTCCATAGCATGGCATATACGGTCAGTCTGTTGGCAAGCCATCAGAGTAGAACCGGATCCGGAGAAGAAGTCGGCAACGATCTGACCGGATGCACTGGAATTGCAGATGGGATAAGCCATCAAAGCAATGGGTTTCATTGTCGGAGTTCCAGTAGTGAGCGGCACCAGGTTTCCATCCATAGAGACACGGTTCATGCTGCCACTGATAGTCCTGTCGTCCCATGACCATGGAGTTCTTTACCCAAACACAGCATTGGGCTATTTTGAACCCTGCTTTCCTAAGAGAGGCCCGGAAGTTCTCTCCTTCGCTATCGGCATGGAAAATATAATAGGATCCGCCAGGTTTCAATATAGAAAACATAACTGCGAACACTTGCTTCAGGAACGTAGCAAACAGATCATTCTCCATGGAATCGTTTTGGATAGTCAGTTCCTCCTCAGTCCCACCCTGATAGGCAACATTGTAAGGTGGATCGGTGACAAGCAAGTCAGCATGCTGTCCGTCCATCAATGCAGTGACATCCGATTTTGAACGGCAATCACCACACATTAAGCGGTTCTTACCAAGTAACCAGATATCTCCTGGTTGCGCAAAAATGGAGTTGGCATCGTCTTCTGTAGGAACTGTGAAGTCAATGGCATCTTCGTGGATATCGGTTGATTCGTGCTCGGATCCGAATAGCGGAGCAGCTGCCTGACCGAAGTCGATGGTCTTCACTTCATAACCCAGATTGAACCGGGAAAGGGTATCGGTATCGATATTGTACTTTTTAAACAGCAAAGTGTCCGGGTTCTTAGTGGCGAACTCAGAGTTGTAGGCAGCTATTTCCTCGACTGCTTCTTTTTTATCCGCTGCGAAGATTGGTTCATACGGAATCTCCGGGATGGTAAAACCGGATTTACGCAGAGCAAGCAGAGCTTTCCGACGTTGATGGGCATCAATAATCCAGAGTTTTCCATCAGGATCCTTCCAGGCTTTAAACGCATACTTGAAGCCACGAGTGATGATAAGCATCTGCAGCTTCGATAACTTGTCAGGATCCGACTTCTTGAAGTCTTCCTGAAGCTCTAAGAATGAATCCAGCGGGGCAGTCGGTAAACCACCCAAATTAAATACTTCTATTAGCTTTTCCATGATTAATTTTTATTTGTTGTTGATTCGAGAATTGCTTTGAAAATGGCTTCACGCTCTCGATGACGGCGAAGGTTTTCTTTGTTCTGGGCACGCCGACTTTCACGGTCGGCACGCTTCAGGTAGGATTCGTATCTACGGATGTTATCAAGTACATTCTTGTGATATCGCAAGAATTCCTGCGGGTTCTTCCGAAGTAGTTCCTCCAGTTGTGCTCTCTCGGACTGGCGGATGATTAACGGATGTTTGTACCTGAACTTCCCAGTGTCGTTGAACGACTGCAGCTCTTCGAACGCCAGAAGATTCCGAATGCGGAGCTCTGCCATATCAGTGACAGCTCTTTCAGTCGGGTTCTTATCCAGCTGCTCGTCGAGCTGCTTCATTTGTTTCCAACTTACGATTCGGTCGTTGTAGAGGATGGTTGCGGTTTGGACTCCTGAATCGGAGAGATTGTCCCAGTCGATGGAGGGATACTCTTCGTGCTTTTGGATTTTTCGGTATCCGGTTTCGGTTCCTTTTTGGGTTTCTCCACCTTCTGTTTTGGAGTGGCTTTGGGTTTCTCCACTTTTGGTTTCGGAGTCCGATTCGCTTTTTTTTTCTCTACTTTAGGAGAATTAGTTGACTTTGAAATATTTTTTTCCGTATCCTGTACTGGAGCTATTTCCACAGTACGCCGATTATTACGGATTTCGTCACGTTCTGCAACATCCAGCAACGCATATAGGATGTCATCAGCGTATCGCTTCGGATTACGTGAAAACATACTCAATGTTGATAGTTCGGGTTGCTTCTTACGCAGGAGCTCAAGATCCTGCTCTGCAGCATCCGGATTGCGAAGCTCCGTATAATGTTTTTGTTTTTCTTTGAAGGAATACATATAGGTTGAGTTTATGGGCGGATCGCTCCGCCCAGGTAAATATTATGCTGTCTGGATCCGGCTACCGGGAACCTCGACAAGAGTAGTAGTGTCCATGACCCGGAACGTAATCTGAGAGCCGGCACGGGCAGTCCATGTTGCACCATCCTCGAGGACGAATGCAGCACCATCGGCAATAGTGGCCGCTTTATCGGTACCAGTTCCCTCAAGCGTTATATATCGGCCTTTATCGTTGGCAGTCACTCCAGAAATAGCATTGATAGCATAAGTTGCTGCTGATCCGTTCGGTATTTCATAACGGTTGCTCTCCGGTTTGATAGCAAGTGTCGTAGCATCAACTGTATGATTAGTTGCTGGGGCACGAACGATATCACCGACATATTTACAATACTGATCGATAGATGTACGTTTGAAAGTAAAGGTTACATAGCGACCATCCTTGTCATTCTTCGCTTCGAAAGATTGCAGAATCATCGGACGATCATATTCACCGATAATGTACCACTGGTCCTTACCTACTTCCTTAAACAAGATGACAAACTTTCCTCCAGCATGTTGCTCTGTAAAATCCAATAGTTGGTCGCGCATACCACCCATAATTATTGCGAAGCTATTTTCCCCAGAGGTAGTGATATCTCCTTTCTCACCAGTTGCGGTGTAAGTGGGAATATCGTGGGCTTCAAAGTATTGCATGTATTGTCCTGCTTTCATCGGAATAGTACTTACCTCCCTATTGGCATTCTTTTTTGGAAAGCGCACATTATCATTTATCTGAGAGAGTTCTATCAAGTAGACTTTATAGGCAATGTTAGAACCATGTGTTTGACGATCGGATACGTCATTAACGTTACCAATTAACATCATTGAGGCAAACGTCGTACCGCCTAAACCAGGCATACAGATATGTGCGGATGCTGCCGGATCCAGAAACATCCATGCAACGAACGCAATAGCGAATAGCATCATTAGCGAGAGAAAGAAACGGGTTTGCAACTTGCGGGCAGCCCGGTATCCTTTCATTGAATTTGAAATTTTTCTTGCTTTCATATTTTTGAATTAAATGTGATTTAAAAAGAAAGGGCGGGCATTACACCCGCCCCAACCAAAACTAACTAACCTATTGAAACACAGAAATGGAAAAGTATTATCTCACTCCAGGAAGATTGGGCTGTAAATCAGCGTTAACTTTACGAACACCGTTCACACAACGTTCAAGTTCACGGAAATTGCCGGCTTTATTCAAGACTACCATAATATAGTCGCCCACTGCCTTCGGTGTATATGCTTCCGAAATTTCGGCAAACTTGCCGGTTTTTGCAATGGTAGACGCATTGGTTGTGGATCCACACTCAATGATGTATGCAACTCCGGCTTTAGCTCCAGTGATATCAGTAATCGCCGTTGCCTTAGAGTTCTCGACTGTTTCTTGCCAGAATCCTTTGGATGCTGTGATTGTCGTAGCATCAGCATCAACATTGACAGATATCTTGTTCATAAATATCTGTTGCCATTCATAGTTGTTAGCAACCAATTTCGCACGGGTATCGAATCGACGCCCAACGAATGCTGCAGCAAAACCTTCTTTCCATGTAGACCAGGCTTTGACAAGTTCCATGTCTTCCTTGACCTTGATAGATAACATCTCACCGGGAATGTACTCAAGGCACTGAAGGTTTCCAGGAACATCAAGCATCATAAATGGCAATTGTCCGAGATAAGGCAGCCAGATAATGCGCTGAGTCGTATCGGGAACCACATTCAGATAACTGTTAGGACCTGAGAAATCTGTGTCTTTACCATATTTGGCACGTACATTTTTAATCCACCAAGGTTGGTGTGTCTTATTCAGATAAAGAACGTGTTGATCCAGCTCCATATCCTCGGTACATGATGCAACAACATCGGCATGGAATTCCTGAACAGCTTCCAACATTGTAGCTTGAGTGTATGATCGGTACGATTCATCATCATGCAACAATATCTTATTTTCATGATGATAACGAATCAACGTGTGAAGGAGACCTGTAGAAGAATTCAGATAAGAACCGGCAATACCCGCTTCCGGTTTAACATAGATACCACGCATACGGCGTTTGTTCTGTTCAACCTGAGCTGTCTCCAGAGAATTCAATATACAGAATTCAATCATAGACCATTTGATAGGATCGGAACCTTCTTTATTGAGGTAAGCAATGTATTTACGTTCCAAGTCCTTCATCGGACCGAACTTCATCTTGATCATTGCATCGTCAACATGGCCCATCTCGTTTTCCAGTTTCATGTCACCCTTGAAGACTTCTCCCTGCTGATAAGCCTGAGAAACTTCAGTGAAGAATGCATTGAACACAAGGTCATGATCCTGAATTCCATAGCGAACCGGGAAGTACTGAGTCAAGTCGCGTTTGCTTAACACCCGAGCAATCAACTGATCCTGACGCAAAACGACATGCTGGTTACCGACTCCGGCTGTATCAACACCTTCATAATTGGTAGAGAACTCACCCGCTGCGAGCTTCTTTACATCCAGCATGTGGTTTTGATGCAGATAGTTGTATCGTTTCCTCAATGAAACAGAGTAACTGACAACTTCCTTACGGAAAGAGGCACCTTCTTCGTTCTCTTCCGGATCTTCCATAGCTGCAGCTATACGAGGATTGGCAGCAATCTTATTCCATCGATTAGTCATCGAGAACATAGGATGCTCAATGCCAAATAAGAATTTAGCGGTATTTCCCGGTCCATTAAACTGAAGATTGGAAGCTGTAGCAACTGATACCGGGATATCGGCTGCCGCCTGATTTTTCAAACCATCAACAATGGCCTTAACCAACTCTGCAGACTGAGCTACTGTTTCCGGAGATGCATTCTGAGGTTTGTCATTAGTAGATGTGCCATTGTCGCCTTTCGGTCCCAGATCACCGTGATGACAGTTAAGATCTTTGCGAACGATAATAGAATCCAAAATAGCCTGAGCCTGATTCATCGCTTCCTGATCAAGAGGATTCTGATGTGAAGCCTGGTCAGCAGCCATGTCATCCTGAAGGGTAACTTGAAATTCTTTTTGATAAGTATCAACAATGGCTTTCCAATCTTCATCGGTAAGCTCCTTAGATGTTGCCTTGTCAACCAGATTTAATGCTTCCAGTACCTTTCTAAATTTTTCTTTTACATTCATACTGAATAGATATTATTAATTATATTAAATTGAGAGCACGCTGTTTCAAAGCTTCATTAGCGAGATATCCCTGAGCAAGTTGGTAAGCTGTAACCAGGGCTTGTGGAAATGTGGAAATACCATCAATTAGACCATTCTCGATGGCGTGATTCGTATCAAATGTTTCTCCACGGAAGACCGGATCGTCTTCAGGAAGATCGGTCAACGTCGAACGGCAAGATCTTACCTCTGAAATAAATTGCTCTGCGAGAGGATTAAGCACATCTTTACGATACTGTTCCGGATGACCATCAATCAGGTCCTCTACCTTTTTATTCTTGAGGTCGGATTGATCCGCTTTAACTCGAACGACTTTAAGACCTAACTTTTCATAGTATCCCTGGAAATCAAGATACTCGAGCATGGTGCCGATACAGCCAATCTGATCGTTCCTGGTTAGAGCATGGATAGTTGTACCATGGCAGGCAATGTAATAGCCGGCAGAAGCACATACATTCTCAATGAAAACGAATACAGGCTTGGCAAGGGAGCGCATGGTTTCGGAGAGCCGGTCAAGATACCAGGCTTCACCACCTGGAGTATTCACATGCAGAAAATGACAAGCAATGGCCGGATTGGATTCCGCAACAAGAAGATCCTGCTCGAACTGTTTAGTAGAAAAGTACCAACATGAAGTAGCAGTAACGAAGCCCCAAACACGATGATACGCTATGCTTCCTTCAGGAAGATCGTCAGCGTGAAAGTCATCGGTAACATTGATACCCTGCAATTCAGAGTGTGCAGCAAGTTCCTGCTTCAATACATTCAGGACTTTTGTGGAGATCTCCTTATAAGTAGGTGGCTCCTTAACGATGAACAGTGATCCTGGAACAGGACCGTCATTAGATAATAGAGGGAAACAGTCCATCATCGCAGAGTTATAGCCCTCTGCGGTGATGAATAGCTTACTTGAAAGAAGAATTTGTCGAAGGAAAGTTCTGTTCATTACATATCTTTTCAGCGAAGATATGGCATGAACAGAAGGCTATGAAGGACGGTATTCAGCGAGAAAATGGGGATTGAAGCATTTTGCATTCGATTTTCAACCTGGCCGAATTAAGATATGGGCAGATGGAAACGATTGCAGGCAGATCATTATTACCCAACACAACTTTCCCATTGGAAGTATCAGTGAGTTGTACAGTCACTTTTCGTCCCGAAGCAAACTCCTGAAGGGTATCTTTATCCGGTCTATCAATTACAATATCCGTACTACAATTAAATAGGTTGCCGGCAGATGAATTTTCGATGGTAGGAGCCAATGAAAATTCATCTGCAATGAACCGGTAGCTCTCCTTTCGCATCTTTGTGCAAGGAGTAACTAAAATATTGATGGATAGTTCTTTCATATACATTTTATTAAATTGATAATCAATAAGTTCGCCACACAACGGACATTTTATCCCCTGTTTATGGACAAAACAGGTAGTTCGGTCGGTGATTTTTCAGGTGTTTTTTAACTTCTTTTTATACTCTCGACGTTTTTCCCGTTTTTTAAGGTTCTCCCGCCACCTGTAGAAGTTCTTTATAAGAGCATCTTCTGAAATGGAATCAATGCTATAAGAACACAAGAATTTGTGAACAACGTCGATGTTGTTATACTTATGCCCGTTCTGGTCATTCTCCAGAAGTGTTGAATGTAACTCCCAATTCAACATACGTCCCACTTCCTGTTCAATAATCCTGGCTGATCTGGGAGAAAGGAAGTTATAGACTTTAGGATCCTTCCCAATGCGACGTTCAGGAAGCACGAAGGTCAGGTTTCCATTATCAACAGGGGATTGATTGCACTGTCTCTTTGCCATCAGCGTCCAAATGATATGATAGAGGTCCGTATTATCTGGGATTTTTAAAGGTTCATCCGCACCATTGTTGTATTTTCCGCACAAATACTCAGCTAAGTAAGGTTTGATTTGAATGCTCGTTGTAATCATTGCTATGTTCTCTTAATATTATTTTGAAATAGTTTTTATTAGTTTTTACGTCCAACTGTCCAACCGTCCAACATAGGGGTTGAATCACAACTAAAGTTACTGATATTTATTTAGTTACGCAAATTTACCCAACTAAAGTTAGTGTTGGAGGACGTCCAACACGTCCAACAAACACCTATTTTGTTGGACGGAGCTAAATTTTCAACGTTGGATGGTTGAAAACAGTAAATCCAACACGTCCAACAGCGTCCTACAAAACAACAGATATGTAGGATATATATATACTTTAATAAAAACATATACTACTATCCTACAGGCTTTTATATTTCAAAATGTTTTTTCTTGTTGGACGGTTGGACGGTTGGACGCACTTTCTGAAAAGTTTTCTTTTCAAAACTCTCGCTCCTTTGTTCTCTCTTTTTTTATTCAGGGGGTCCGGGGGGATTGAAGTGATATATCATAATAGTACGGTTTTAATAGGAATGGAAAATGTCCGTATATTGGAATAAGAAAAAACAAAGATTCCCGCCGGGGTGGTCAGCGGGAATCGAAATACATCAGAAATCAAGTTCTTGTTTGCTTTCATCGTCAGGCTTTCGCTGAAAATCAATGTCATACAGCTCACGGAAGATATCGTAATTGAGAGCAATACAACTGGAGTTTGTAGATTGCTTCTCCATCTTCCGGACCATGGTGTTATCTACAGAGGTACCGGCTGCCGGATCGAATGGCAAGTCCTCTTCAAAACCTCCCCTGGGTACTTCGACTACATCATACCAGTTGAATCGCCGGGCATGAATCAGACCGACGTAACTCGGATGCGAGCGAAGGTTCTGCTCGATAGTAGATTGTGTTGAATCCTCACTGTTATAGGAGCTGCGAGCAAACTGAGTGTAAACGGGACTGAGCCGTAAGAATAGAATACGTGTGCCGGCAGCGAAAGCAACCTCTTTCTTTTCGCCTCCCGGTAACTTGATCGTGACCCGGTCTGGAGTATCAATAGTGAAGTCGCGCCCTTCACGCACAGCCTTGCTGTCGATCATGACATCCATGGCCTTAAAGAAGGTGGCCAACTTATCGGTCTTGCTGATCAGTTCAACCTGGAACTTGATTTTGTTGCAAGCAATTTTGAAAAAGTCGTCGTAAGTGAAAGGTAACTTTAGCTCTGTATAATCTTCAACCAGTCGACAAGTGGCCAAGAAGAGTGATGCTGTTTTCATTAACCGATCAATTTCTCCAGCATTGATAAGTGCTTCCTTCAGTTCATCGTAACACTGTTGCTTGAGTGACCGGAAATTCTCCATTACTATTGTCCGTAGCTTCAGAATCTCAAAAAGTACATTCGACAATCCGATCTTGGCCGGATCCTCAATCTCCTTGAGTTCATTAAATAGTTGCACTTCCTCCGGAAGACGGTTCTTAGGCTTCGGAACCTCACAGACAATAATACGGGACATTAGGGCATTGTCATCGCGCTGGGGCGTTTCCTGGCCACAAATGATAACCGGTGCGTATATTTTCTCAACTTCGATTTCTTTGCCGACAGTTCCCTTCCTTTTTTGCCGTCCATCACCGTCATAGACAGCTCCCTTCAGGTACTGGAACATGATGTCCTGTATATCCTTATTGTTATACTCGTCAAGCACTGCAGGAACATCCCGGAAGGAAGAGAGCAGGGAAGATAATGCCGGCAGCGTACCGGTGTTCAAGTTGAAGATCGGTATCTTCGGAGAGATGAACAAGGATCGGATTGAGATAGCGATCTGAGTCTTTCCGGAGGACATGGGACCCATGAAGAAAGGAGCTGTGAATAGGCGATCAATGTTATGAATGTTACTACGGAAAGCGCACATAATGGCAAAGAGAATAGCCCATTTACCGTTATCATTGATTTTATACACCTGATCCATCAGGCTGGCCCATCGCTCGAAAGTACATTGTTTTTCCGCAGGAATATCCTTATAGACCAATTGTGAAATAAGCTCGTACTTATCGGTTTGCCTACCGGATCCGGCGTAGATGGTAGAGAATGCGGGAAGATAATAGTTCTTGTTGTTGTGAGTGACAACTCCGAGCTCGTTGACCGGATCGAAACGGGCCTGCTCGTCGACAACATGAAAGATACCATTGGAAAAGGCAAAAAACATATTGTCCTCCCGCCGGGATGATCCATCAGTTTGCTGATTTCCGTAGGTCAATATCTCCGAGCAGGTGACAAAGTGCCGGGACATGTACTCCTTTATCTTGGTCCAGTGTTTTTCTTCTCCGGACGTGAAATTGACAGCTTCCAACTGGATCAGTTCTTCCTCGATGGTGGCTTTCTTAAGAAGTGACCTGGAAGGAACCTCGATATAAAGGGGATTCTTATAATACCGGCGGTTAATTTTCAAAACTCGTTTATTGGCATCTTTATCATCTGAATATATATGCAGAAGAGGAGTCATAAAAAAATCAGCGACTTGCAAATGCCCTCCCTTCTCTTGCCGGAACATATAGCACACCGGTTCACCATCTTTATTTAACTTCGGATAGAAACCACACTGACGGTACATCTCGGCATACTCAGGATTTTCATCGACATAACTCGGCTGGCATTCTGGATTGTATTCTTCATCTGCATCATCATCTGTACGCTGGGCAGCAATGGCCATGCGTGATTTTCGCTTGGCCAAGTAAGGTTTTAAAATTTCCGTAAGTGATCCCTTGTTCAAATCAAGGGAATCATAGAAATATTTGAAATTAACTACCCGGACAGAATCATCCGCATAACTTATCAGATCGGCACAACGTTCGATAAAAGGGGTTTTCTCCCCATAATAAGCAACTAAAAATTGACCATACAAATACACATAGTATTTAACGAAGGTATAGCTCTTATCCGTTGGTTGCATTATCCTTTTATACCCTTCATCATCTTCCTCTTCTTCCGGATCCTGTTCGTTAGCCGGAACAGTAACTGTTATATTCGTTATGCCGGCACGATATAACATAGCCAGGGCAGAAAGATAGTCAGATTCATCGCCATCTTTGTTAACTGATAGCCCAAAGAGATCCGTCGTGAAAAAGGTACATTCACGACGGATTTCCTGGATATCCGTTGCCGACGGAACGCCATGTATTAAAAGAATCGGAGAATCACCATATAGATTAAGGAATTCGGAGAAATCGGAAGTCAGAATACATGGTTGGCCTTCCTTACGCAGTTCTTTGATTAAATCGAGTCCATAAACACCAGATTTCAATTCCTCTTGTTTGGGAGCATCCTTTATATTTCGGAGGATATCGCGTATTTTACGTTCAAGGATTTCTGTATTTAGCTCAAAGCGAGTAGCCAAGACACGTATATGGCTTAGCCGTGAAGTCTCTGAGGAGATACAAGAGATAAGACTACATATTGAATTGAGAATCTCTTCCTGTTCGTTCGGATCCGGAGAAGGGTTCTGCTCCAGAAAAACATCAGCGAAATAAGTCGGAAAATCTGTTCTGCGATTAAGTAACCATCTACCTGTATTTTCCTTTTCCTCTAATGCTATGTTGTCCGGGTCCTTTCCTTCAGGAAGGCGAACACAATTTACTGAAAAGCCGGCACGTAACAATTGTTCGCAATTCTTTAAAGAGGCTTTGAGACCAGCCGGATCAGCATCGTATAGTAGTGTAACAGATTGGGTGAAGCGGCTGATCAACCTTATCTGCTCCGGAGTTAAAGCAGTACCGGAACCGGCGATGGTATTCTCGACTCCAGCAGCATGCATCGACATTACATCGAATTGCCCCTCAACCAGGTAAGCGAAGTTCATCCTGGCAATAGAGCGTTTAGCTTGATAAAGTCCGAAGAGCTGCGTTCCTTTTTTGAAAACAGGAGTATCACCGGTATTCACATACTTTCCTGTATTTTCTTTCGGTGTGATAAAACGTCCGGAGAAGCCCGTGATATTTCCATTCAAATCAATAAAGGGAAACATGATTCTATCCCGGAATACATCGTAGGTGTACTTCCGTTCACTCTCGGCCAGTACACCAACTTTCTTCAATATGGATTCTGAATAACCGGCTTGGATAAGTTCTTTACATGCAAGATTCCCTTCAGGAGCATAACCAATCTGAAAGTTTTGAATAGCCTTGTCTGTGAGTCTAAAGCCACGTTGATCGAGATAATTCTGAGCCTCGGGAAGATGCTTTTGGAAGAAGACTCCAGCAGCCCGGAGAGCAATCCGCATGGCTTCTTTATCCTTAGCATTCTGTATCTCTATTTCCGTCAGTTCCTTATTCTCTATTTGAATGCCGGCTTTCCTGGCACACCATTCAAGTGCTTCGGCAAAAGAAAGATTTTCATGTTCCTGGATAAAAGCGATAACATCTCCTCCCTTGTCACAGACAAAACATTTAAAAGTTTGTCTGGCCGGACTAACTGTCATAGAGGGATGGCTATCGGGATGGAAGGGACAGATTCCGACATAACTGGATCCCTTCTTCTTGAGAGAGACAAATTCACCGATGATATCAACTATATTGAGAGCTGACTTTACCCGGTCAATGGTCTGTTTATCAATCATAATTCATCATTATTAAATATATTCAACTGACGCGCTTCGAAGGCTTCCTGGAGTGTGATCCCGAAATAATCGCAGAGCGAGAGATATTCTTCATTTGTGATGGGTTTACGCCCGTAATATAAGTCCCAGAAGCGCATCTGGTTGATGCCGACTTCTTTATAAAATGGGCGATTGGGCATGAAGTTCTCCGGGTGTTTGAACTTCATGCTCAATATTTCTTGTACCAAGTTCCGTTTGACGACCTGGCGAATGACGATCTTGCGTCGATGCATGAATAGCTGGACCGCCAATTCGGACCTGCCAACGAATGCAGCCATCTCAGACAAGGTGAGTTTTCCGGCATTATCCCGGATATATTTTTCCTCTTCAGGAGTCCATCTACCGTTATTCATCTTTTTTTTCTGTTATAAATTCGACAATTATCTTCAGTGAGTTCGTAATCCGGATGGCTATCGATGTAGGAACTGCAGATGCCAAGAAACGTTTCACGTCTATAAATCGGTACTGAACTTACAATATCATAGTAATGGTTTAGCTGTAGCTTATCCAAGGCAGTAAAAACGCGCTGTTTATATTCATTAAAGCCATCTATGCCCATATTGAAAACGGCTACTTCAGCCCAATCCGGACTAAGCGTTATTCCAGGTTCTTGAGTTCTTTCGCTTGTTTTTCCCATTGTATTATTGTTGGAATTGGTAAGTCATAATTTCGCTGACGTACATTAGACCTCTGCGAGAAACAATGACCAGTAGCGTCCCACCGTACTTTTTTATGATAAATTGCCGTTTTCCGCTGACCATCGATTGTCACTTTCTTGGAAATAGGAACTGTACCGGTAACTTTCCGCACCTCTCTGGATTTATCGGTATACTTGATCTCCTTCATTGTGTAGCCACATATTTTAATGGCTTCTTCAAATATTTTAGTTGGGTACATAAATTATCAGTTATTAATCAATCTGCATCATATTCTACATCAATTATTTCTTCGGACTGATAAGCCACTGGCAATGTCATATCTTTCCGTAACATCCGCCACATATAGGTAATAGCGGTTCCCTCATCATCGGCATATACTTCCCGTATTCCGGAGTATGAACCGTAATAATATCTTATAGTGTATTTATTCATTTCTTGATTGATTTGTATCAGAATCATCTGATGTTTCTATTTCAGTCACAGCTTTGCACCACGTCTGTTCGCACATGTCTTTTACTTCTTCCGGAGTAAGCTCTTCATCCCACTCGGAAGATATAGCCCCACACCCGGTATCGAATGTTATAGTCAGCATCTTCTTCATTATTAATTTATTTTGAATATTAATCTTCTTCAACGAAAGTGTTAGTCGTGTTTATCACACCAGCAGAATCAACGCTCTTACCATCTCGGATAAACACTTTCTCTCGCATTAACTCTTCATAGTCATATCGTGACATTCCGATTACACACACACGACCATCAACGTACAATTTACATTTCATTAATTCAGTTCCTTCTACCGGGCCGATAACATCTATTTGCATTGTTCTTTTGTTCATACTTTGGCTCCTTTCTTATCAGATTTGAACTATTTTAGAATATCATCAATAGATGATAAGACACTTTCTAAGTGCTCGGATTGTTCGAGGTATTTCATCCGAAGATTTTCCTCTCTGTTGGTTGCCTCTCCTCCAGAATGAATATCATCATACTTTTCGTATTTTGACTTCACTTCTTTATATGCTTTCTGAAAGAACGGAAGTAATATCTTACATTCCTCTTTAGTCATACAAACGGTTATTTCGCATGCTGACGAAAGTGATTTTCGTGTATTATCTATATAGCTCATATTTTATTTAGTTTGAATTAATAAATCGGCAAATCATATCCTTGCTGAATAAGGTATCTTATAGATTTCATGCTTAGTTCTCTACTCGAATGATACCTGCTATCAACACCTTCTTCATGATAATGAAACATAAACTCTTTGCAGTTTAAGAAAAAAACAAGTTCCCTACTTTTTACATTATCTTCTTTTCTCCTCGAATAATGTATAAGAAATACAGTATCCGAAAACATTGTATTGCAAAAGTCCTTAGTAATTGGAGGATTCCAATAATCTAAACTTGGACAGCAGCCTTCAATTTCAATTATTTTCAAAACATCTTCTTCTGCTATACTCATTAATCCTTTATCGCCTATAGTAATTTGCTTCATTTCTATTTGGTTATTCGTTAATTGCTCTTTCAAAATCATCGTATCCCTCAGATTTAAGAAAAGCATTTAAAGCAGTATATTTATAGCACATTGAATCATACGTAGTCTTTTCCACACACACAACATTTTGGGTATCGAGATACATCTCTAAGTGCATTACCTCTAAATTATTTTCCTTTAATAATTTTGCAATAAGCTCGTTGCTTTCGACAAAAGGATTAGTCGGTATCAGCTCTATATCAGCTTCCAAAGCATAATCAGGTATGACTTTACCATCGACTTCGACACGATATAAATCTCCTTGCTTATGTCTGATTATGCCTGACTTTCCTACTGCATCCGGCATGATAGGACAATCTAAAATTCTCACTCTGTCACCTACTTTTAATTTTGTTTCCATATTCATTACTTTCTTATATACATCGTTAATCGCCAAGAACCTGATAAATGCTGTATTTCTGCTTTCCTTTGAAATCTGAGAAATCAACTAAGGACTGCTTATGATAAAGAGCAAGGGCTACTTTCCGAAATCTTTCATAATTATTCCGATCGATAGGTTGGAGACCCCATTTCTTCATATCTTCAATTAATTCCCTACGAGTATGGGCAAAGTGTCCGTGGCAGCTGTCTCTACCAAAATCATGGTCAATAGTATGGACATGGTATTGATCACTTTTAGACAGAAAGATTCTCAACCTTTCCAGTCGAGTAAAACTCAATCTCTCAATCCCCTGCCTGGATGTTTCTTTTTCTTCCAGCCAGGAAACAATCTCAAGGTCATAAAACCCTTGAGAATAATTTCTTTTGTAGAAATAATGTATTTTCATGTTTATACTGTTATTATCAATTTACCTCTATCTTATCAGCTGATTCTCCTTCTCTTTGTAAGGCATCAACTAAAACGGATGCTATTGTACAATAAAAGCCCTTATGCTCTTTAAGGTTATCAGGGGTACCAGTTATATTGATATCCAAAGTATCCTTCTTCAAGTCATTACAGAGATTGATTATTATTTTTTCCCCATCTTCATTTTCAATGGTTACTTTACATTTTTGATTTTGCTTTTCCATGATTAATAAGTTTTATGTTAGTAACTATTTATTTTGCTCTTCCTTCAAAAAAGCACGTCGTTTCTTCGATATAATTTTATGCCAGTCACGCCGTACATGCTGCATCCACTCTCCTGAGAGCTTTTGGTGATTTATACGATAGTTTACTTTTGTCTCCATGGCAGGTTATAGTCAGGTGGTTGTTTAGAATAGACCGGGAAACTCCCGGTCTATAAGTGATATCTAAAATACAAAACCTAACTGGGGCTGTCCCAACAGCTGTCCTTTCAGCCGGCATCTTTAATTATTATATATAAATTAGCACTCCTCACGGAGCATTGTATTCTAAGCTAAGCCCTTTGATACGATACAATGAATCGTATCTTCATCATTACAGATCAATTCGTCTACACAGTGTGAACATACAGTATGATCCGAATCTGCCCACCAACAATTTCCATAGTTCGGATTATAACAGGGATCATTGTCTGTGCAACCGCAATATCGGCAAACACCTGATACAAACCGTGGACGACATTTAATGATATCCTTCAGAGAAAGATATCTCCTCTGTTTACGCTTTTTATTCCTTTTCTTTTTCAT